GCCGATACTGCCTTGGGTAATAGCCTAGTCAACTATGCCACACTAAAGTATATATTTGGTCCAGACAGTTTGGTTTACTGTGATGGCGACGATAGTGTGGTCTTTTTGCCTAGGGATGTTGCACCGAAACTGCACGGAACAGGGTTTGACACCGTAATCAACAAGGTCACTAGTTTTGAAAATATTGAATTTTGCCAATCTCGACCTTTGCTAACACCAGAAGGTTGGATCATGGCGAGAAACCCACTCCGTGCCATGACCAGAATGGGAGTGAGTTGTGGTAAGGTGGTAAATGTTGATTATGCAACAACCATAGGCATCGGTGAGATAAAGGCGCAACCTTACGTCCCAGGTGTATATGATTTGGCCTTGGCTATGAGTCAATTAGGTGGAAAATACCAGCACAACATGCTTGAGTACCAAACCAAAATAGGACGGGTAAATTGGTTAGGAGGTCCTGCAGAAGCTTACCAGTGGGCCACTTGCATTGAAAACTCTAAATACTACTTGCACCCCTGCGTGACACAAAATTATGTGTTTACTAACATGTACCCTAAGCTCATGGGCGGGTGCAGGGATATAGATTTAGCTATGAATAAGAGTGATTGCAAGAATGTCTCAATTCAAGCCAAGAGTGTCAACGTCAAAGGCACCAACTTGGTTGAACAAAATGGAAAGCGCAGGAACCGGCGTCGTGGCAAACACAACAAAGCCACCATCATCCAACCACCACGGGGTATTCAAACCGGATTGGCAGGACTCACACCTATGTCAACAACTGGAAGAGTTAAGTTACCTCTTGAAGGAACTGAAATGTTTAGTCAACAATCAATCGCATTTATTAAGAACTATTGTGATCCGCTTGGAGAACATAACACATCGGTCGATGCTGCCCGAGTGCCCGATGGAGCGCTTAACTCTTCAGCGGGAGGATTCTTTCGAGGTATTACCACAGTAGTATTACCTTGGCAATCTGGCACTGTTACCCTTGAGGGCACTTATTCGTTACTGATCGTACAACCAAATTTTGTGCGGTCTATGGCTATACTTATTGGCCGTCCTACCAGTGAAGAGTTTGATGAGGACTTTATTGCCAAGTTTGCCGATAAATGGGCCATGTTACCCTCAAGGGAGGTAGCTCTGTATCCTAATTGGGTAGAAATCGACGACACAGCTGGATCTGTGTTCAGCGTGTTGCAAACGGGAGCCATGCAGAATATTTTGCCTCCAGACAGCAACGGTGTTAGCGGCACAATTGATTCACTACGATTTAGTTCACAGGGTATATCCATGTTTTATAACACCCCAGACCTTATCAATCAAGGCACTTACGCCAGTATGCGATACCCAGCTAACTTTTCTTTACGGGATTTTGGTGTTCAGCAAGATTTATCTGGCTATGGCCCGATGTACATCAACACCCGGATGATCGGGTCTGTTAATGAGATATCTGTTGTGTCCTCTGGGTCGATTGTACCCACTCTGCAGTGGAATTATGTTGCCAATCCGAACTTTCCTGTTACACCGATAACTGCCACTCACGCTTTCCGAAATCATTCGGGGTCATTCGTCGTGGACGTTGGTGATGAATATAGATTTGAGGTTGGTATCAACGCTGAATTGGTTAATCTTACGACAACACAGCGCATCTCCGTGTGTGTTACGCCGAGCACGGCCGTGAACACTTACAATTCTGTTCGCATGTACACCATATGGGACGGCGACGATACACCGCAAGCACAGGACACCACTCAAACTGTGTTGGTATTTCCACCAAGCACACAGGCGGATATGTACCAACAAAACCCCAAGTCTGACATACAGTTGTCTAAGGAAACGGGGGGAGTTTATCTACCAGGTGCTATTTTCCAACCAATCTTTAATGTGGCACAAAGTGGTGATTACCGAAAGATTCTGTTTACTAATACAGCACACGTGATTAGGCCGGACGAAATTGATACCGAGACGGGCTGGTTTGATACACTTGACCGAAATTTTGGTATAAGCATCATCAATATGCAAAGTGTCCCGTATGCGTGCAAACCAATGTTAAAATATGCTCGCAGTGTTGAAATAGTGCCAGCTGCTAATTCATTGGTTGGCATTTTCACCACAGGCACTCCACCAGAGCAAAATGAAGCAGTGGACATTTGTAAATCGTTCACTGACAACCAACCACATGGGTACCCCGAAACATATAACGGATTGGGAGTGCTATTCGGCAAAGTTTTACAGGTGTGCCAAGCAATTCCAACCTTGGTGCGATCAGGACTTAATATCTCAAGAGCCGTAAAGAAAGTGTGTGATGATGAATCAGTGCAAGAAGGCTTACGCCAGATTCGCCACACTACCAGTAGGCTCCGTACAGTTTAAGTAGTAGCGTTAAGTCGTGCAAGCTACAATCGTGGTGGGACGAGCACGGGGGCACCCACACAATCTACGTTACAAGCAC